CGGCGACTCTGTTGTTTGTTCGGGTGTGGCGGAATTTTTATTCTGGTTCATAGCCGCCATGACAATATTGTCCAGATCTGTCGGCTCCCTGACCTGCGTCACATTCTCCGGCGTCTGCACGCCCTGCAACGCATCGAGAATTGCCTGATCGAGCGGACTTGCCGTCGGGTCTACAATGCGCTTGCGGTTTGCAGCGTTCAAAGCCTCCTGCGTGAGCATCTGTCCGCCGCCCAGGATTCCGCCGATTGCTGCGCCCATTGCGCCTTCCTGTAAAGACTGCCGCGGATTGATCACCGCGTCTTCATCGCCGGAGGAAATCCACGGCGCATCCTGATTGTAGACAGCTTTGTTGACAAGGCGCTCAATCATGCCCTGCACGACTTCTTCCTTGCCTTCATCCAGAGATGAAGAAACCCATTTCCGGATTTTCTCCGCGCTGGTAAGCCCTTCTTTTCTCAGTTCGCCCGGCAACTGCTCGACGCCTCCGCCGACCTCGACAATCGCGTTCGCCGTCGAAGAAAGCAGCGTTGCCAGAAGCGCTTCGTCTTCCGTTGCGCCCTTCTCGATTGCCTCGTCATAGCCGTTTCCGAAGCTCTGAATGAAGCTCGTCCAGTACATCGGGTCCTTGGAGAGCTTCTGCACCGCGTCCGCTACCGTCGCCGTCAGCCCCGAAGCCTGCGGCGTAAGCGTCGCCGCTGCCGAGCCGCCCGCCGTTGCCATTGCAAGAATCGCATTCGGAACGGCCGATACCGTTCCCTGTGTCAGCTGGTTTGCGATATCGCCCGCCTTGCCGTATCGGCTCCAACGTTCCGCTGCGCTTTGCTGGAGGCCCGCTGTCGTTTCCTTTGTATAATCGTTGAGGTCAGCAACCGGCTGAAAAAGAGATGCCGTGATAGGAGAATCGCCCCGTATAAATTTCCGGCTCTCTTTGTCCCAGCCGCCGTTGATGATGGATTCCAGCTGCATGAGGGCATTTCTGCCCGCGTTCAGCGTGCTCGTAACAGCCGAGTTAAACCCGCCTGCGCCCGCTTCCACGGACCGCCCCAGCGATTCCAATACGCTGTAGTCGTTCGTAACGGTACGCTTCTGCTTTGTAAGCTTGTTCCGCTCCGCAACTTTCTTCATGTCTGGCCTTCCGGTCTCCTGCGTAGACTGGCCGATCTCCTTGTCAATGGCCCTGATCTGTCGTTCAAGCTCGGCTGCTGTCCGATTCCTGCCCTTTTCCTGATCACGAAGCACAGATTTCTGCGCCGCCGCGCTCTTCTTAATCCGCTGCTGCTCAGCGCTTCTGGCCTCGCTCGGGCTCTTTCCGCTGAAAATCGCGCTGCCGAGCTTTCGGTTGACCGTGTTTCTAAAATCCTGCGCCTGACTCGTATTCTGCCCGACTGCGTACCCGTTCTTTGTCGCCTGCTCGACCAAAGACTGTCTGCGCTGCGCGTCGGAAATATTTTGGTTGACAGAGCTTTGGAACGAAAGCCCGTAGGTTCTGGAGCTTCCAATCGTCGCCCTGTCCATAAGGTCGTTCAGCGCGGCGGACTTTTCTGCCTGACTGAGCGGCCGCTTTTTGGTCGTCTTGGAAGACGAAGAAGAACCGGACGAAGAGCCAGACGTACGCTGCGAGACAGACTCTAGCGTTCCGGACTGTGTCGGAGAAGCGACGCTGCTTGGCGCTTTTGTAACGCCTGTGATCGTCTTCGGCGTGCTGCTCTTTTTCCCTGTACCGGTATTTTTCTTCGCGTTGCCCTTATTCCCCGTGCCGGTATTTTTCTTCGCGCTTGGCTTGATGCTGTCGTACTGCTTCTGCGCCTTCACACTGCGTTCGCCGTTGTCAGTAATCATGCCTGTTCCCCTCTTCCCTTACCAGTACCGTCGATTCTGGTCCTTCTGCCATGAATACTGTCGGTCGAGACTGACATTGTTTTCTTTTGCCTTATTATAAATGTCAAGTTCACGTTCAAGTTCCTTGTCCGAGAGTTCCTTGTTGTAAATCTCTTCGAGCTTTGCAACCACATCGTCAGACAGCCCGTAAAGTTTCCCGTACAAGCCGTACTTTCCGCCGGCAGCCGCGATCTCTGCCGCCTTTCTTGCCTCTTCCGAAGCTAGATTCCGGTCAGCACTCACCTGACTGAGCATCATATTGAGAATATCCAGCGCGCGGTTGCTGTCGTTCTTGGATGCGTCGATGATGCTCTCATCTACTCTCACAGCCTCCTGATACAGCCGCTGCGCCAGCTCCATGTTGTTTTCCGCCTGCGCCTTCTGGATCGCGTTTTGATACTGCTGGCCAAGAAGCGTCCGCTGCCGCTCAATTTCCGCCCGGTTCTGCGCCTCTGCGTTTCCAAGCGCAGTCAGATCGCTTTGCAGTTGGTTGCTCCTTGCAAGCTGCGCCTGACCTCTTGTTCCGGTGTTCAGCCCGGAAGCGTTCGCAATCTCGTTGTAATTGGACTGTGACCGGTCTGCGTTCGCCTGTGTCTGCCTGCGCTGCTCATAATAATTTGAGCCGATTTTGCTCTCTTCGCCCGCAAGATTTGACACGTTCTGGTTATAGTCGTTCTCAAGCTGAGCTTTGTTGGCTGCCAGCTGCTGCTCATACATTCTCCGGATATATTCCGACTGGTCAGCCGCCGCCGGCGTTTTCTGATCGCGCAGCCCCTGTAGCTGCTTTAGATAGTCCTGAATTTGCTGATTGTAGGCGTCTCTTTGGCTCGCTGCGCTGTCAACCATCGTACTAGAACCAGAGCCCACCGTACTCGCGCTGGGGGTTTCATCTGTACTCCCAGCCCCGGCGCCAGAACTCGAATCAGATGCTCCCGGCTCTCTCCACGGCAATCCCCCTGCACCAGACCAGCCCCGGCCACCACCTCCGCCGCCTCCGCTTCCAAAAGGCGGCTGATATGTAATATTAGCTTTTGAGGTTACGCCGTCCTTTGTAACCCAGATATTTCCGCCTTTATCCGCCGTCCACGAAGAACCATCAGAAACGGTCATAGATGTGCCCTGATTCTTTTTCAGCGACTCAGTAATGTCATATCCGGCTTTTGTACCGATGTTATAAACGCCCATTTATTCCTCCACTTCCCACGCGGCGGCGTATTCCTCCACGCTGTAGGATGTATCCGAAAGACACTTCGTAATCTTCCCGTTTTGAACAGCCCACTCGCCGGCCTTATAGATATCGTGTGCGCCCGTTGGGTGTACGAAATTCCGCGCCGTCTCGCGGGACGTTCCATGATACGGCCTGTTGAACGTGAACCACGCCGCGTTGCCGGGGACGATATCGGGGTTGATCGCATTATCATAATTCTGGAAGCATTCCCATGGCTCCCCGCCAACGTTAAAAACGTCTCCCGCGACATGCTTGCCCGGCTTCCATTCGTCGTAGAGCGCCGAGCACATGATGATCTCGTCTGCCGTCTTTGGCTTCTCGCCCTTCATCAGAAGCTTGGTCATATTCGCCGTGGATTCCAGGAGGTCATAGACAACAGGCGTTGCAACAACCGGCTGCGGGGTTGGGATTGCAACGTTTGTGAGAAGCCATGACCCACCAGTGATTTCCTGCCGGAGATAATCGGTCGGGTCGAACGTGCGCAGCTCAAAACCACTTTCGGAAAAAACCATAACCAGCCCTGTCAATGCTTCCAATTCTGGGAGGGATTCTCCGACAAATCGAACCGAACTGGATGTGTTTAGCATTCTTACACGTCCGTATGTTTGATTGTTATGTGTAATGTACATGTGTACCTCCTATCCCGTAATGAGCATCACGTGACGGTTGTAATGGCGCATGTGTAGTACGTGTTATAGCCATATTCCTCCGTAAAGACGATATGGACTGAGTTTTTGATCTCAAAGCTATACTCCGCTGCTACGTTGGTCACGCCGCGCGCGACCTCTACGCCGTCAAATGTTATCGCAGTTTTTGGACCATCTCGCCCTCTCATATAGCCAGCCAAGACCGAGACGGTAGTGCCTGCCTGGACGGTAAGCGTTTGGGCGGTATAATATTTTGCGCCATTTACCGTAATGTAAGCCATGCTCGATTCGAGCGACCCTGACAGTACGATATCGAGTTCAACTATCTTTTTTGCCGGAAGCCCGCGCCTTAAAAACATTCCCATAATGCCCCCCTAAAAGCAGAACGCGAAGGCAACGCAAAAGTTATTGCTCGGGTAGCTGTAGTTGGCGTTGCCGCCGCTGTTGACATTGCAGAAATACGTGGAGTCGCTGCCATACGGCGAGCGCTCCCACCAGTAGTTTGCAGAGCCGTTTTGTTTCTTCACCTTGCTGTTGCCTGCCTTGTAGTAGTCGTACTGCGTGCCTTCGCCCGCCGCCGAGTAGCTGGTCGAGCCGAAGATTTCGACCTCGCTGAGCAAAAACAGCTTGTCCGATACCGTCTCGATCGTCGAGCTTGCACCGCCCACGGACGCCTTCTTGCTCACCTCGCGGATGCCGTTCTGTACCTCCGCCGGCATGTGCGCAAGAATGGCAGGCAGATGTGTCGTGCGCATCTCGCTGTTCTTCCAGCCGCCGCTGTTGGTTGCGGAGCTCTTCATTTTTTTCGTCTCGCCGTAGCAGTCGTGCAGCTGGAAGGTCAGCGGCGCCTTCCCGCCGGATGCGTAGGTGTCGTGGTTCTTGCCGATGATGTCGATCTGATAGCTTGTGCCGTTGATCGTCATTGATTTCTGGTTGCCGACAGCCCATGTCTCCAAAACAATGCCGCGTTGGCAGGCTGCAATGATCTGCGCCCAGGTGTTGTCCGCAAAATTTGCCTCATACGGATATTTAATCCCCGTAATCCATCTCGGTCCTCTTCCGCTCATCCAAAAACCACCACCTTCACCGGAATATTCACCGTCGGCGCTTTGCCGATGCACTGGGCGGTCAGGCTGTTCGCGCCTGTCACGTAGTTGTGGATTAACGCGAAGCCCTCCAAAAGAGCCGCGTCCGCGTCCGGGTCCGTCCCCGAAAGCGCCACGTCCCACTGCGGGTCAACGTAATAAGAAGCTTTCAACCCCGTGATCGTGATCGTCTGCGCTTGGTACCCGTGCGAATCCGCAGCCCAGCCCGAGGCAAGCAGCGTGCCGGTGAACTGCGTCGCCGTCTTTAAATTCTGAAGCGCCGAAAACACGCCGCCGGACGAAACAGGGTTGCCGCTGTTTTTCGCCGGGGCCGCGTCGATGCTCAGGTCCGTAATGTTTGCCATGGCGTGCGTGTGAGCAGTTGGCGCTTTGCCGTTCAGCGCCGCCGTCAGCGCCTGCACCGCCGCATACACGACCTTATTCATAATTGCGTCCTGGCTCGTCTCGGAAAGCTCGCTGTTCACAAAGACCTTCGTTGCGCCCGCCGCGATGCCGTCTAGCTTTTTCTTGTCCGTGCTGCTCATCAGCCCGTTTGCCGTCTGCGTCGCCGGGTCGATGATGACCGGCCGATTTTCAAGTGTTTCAATCTTAACCTGCGCGGCAGAAAGAGCAGTTTGCAGGTTCGTAAGCAGCGTCGTAACGTCAGAAGCCAGTTTCAGATAGTTGACACTTCCGTTCGGGACCGCGCCGATCGCCATGTTCTTGACCTGCTCCTGTACATTCTCAATCGCCGCCTGAACCGTCTCGGCTGGGATATCCGTTGTCTTTGCAAACGCGAGGTTCGCCGCAATCATCGCCGGGAGCAGCGTCTCGTTAATCCATGTCTGAATCGTAAGACCCGCCTCGTCAAACTTTGCCTTGAGTTCTGCCGCAGTCAGTCCGCCGACGTCGTTCGGCTCGTCGTCCAGCTGCTGAATGATGTTTAAGTTTGTCTCAAATGCCGGTAACGCCATCAAGTCACCCCCGTTTTGTTAAGCGCCCGCTGGAGCTGCCCATATCCGCTGCCGCCCTCCACTGGCATTTCCGGTCCCTGCCCCATTACCGGGGAGGTGGACTGCTGCCCCACCATCTGCGCCTGCATGCCCTTCAATTTATCAATCAACTCCTGCTTTTTGGAAACATATCCTTCCGGGATACGCTCCAGGTAGTCAACCAGCTCAATTTTCCCTTGCATCAGAAGGTTGTCGAGCGTCTGCACTGTCGTGATCTCGCTCCAATAAGAAGACGCGCCCACGTCCAGCTTCAGACTCATCGGAATCTCATTGAGAATCGAGAAATCAAACGGCTTGTTAAATTCCTCGTTCTGTAAGCTCATACCAAGCGGCTGATTGTTCATCTCCTGTTTGGAAAGAAACTTTACCTGCACATACCGTGTGCCGTAATACACGCGCATCATGTCAAGATAAATCCTGCCGAGATCTTCAATGGATTCATACATGTTGAGCTTCACAAGCTCCAATGGCGCATTGGAAGCCCTCTGCAACGCGATAATTGCCGACGTGTTATCCGGTCTGGTATCGCCCAAAGCCGCGTCACTTGCGCCCATGAAGTTCTGCGTGTAGTTGACGGCAAGGTCAATAAACTGCCCGATCTGCGGGCTGATCTGCGCCGGGTCAATGATCTTCGCAATAGAGTTCATGTCCCCGCCGTTGACACCGATTGCCGCGCCGACGCGAGAGTCCCATTTTGGGATTCTGGTTTTGTCATAGACAATCTTCGGGTACGCCGTCGTCATGAGAGAGATCATCGCCATCGCGAACGCCTTATTCACAAACTTCTGGTTCGGCAGCAGCTGCGAAATCAGCGCCTGTCCGTGATAGCAGTCCTGAATATAATCCCAGTTCATCCACGTAATGGGATAAAATTTCAGTTCCGTGTCCTTGTCCGCTTCCAGCTCCACATTCTGCGTACACTTGTAGCTGTGAATTGTCCCCGTCTCAAAATCCCGATAGAGATAAATGTACATGGACACCCGGTCGTCGGTCAGCGCGTCCATTTTGTTGTCGTATGCCTCGGAGTCTGCCTTGATGGAATCGATATCGTCCTTTCGGACGCCGTTCTTTTCTGCCAGATTCTTCACATACTCCACCTGCTTGCGCATGGGAATGATGATATAGGGTTGCTCCTGCACATTTCGCTCGTTCGGATTGCCGAAGATAATTCTGGTGTTCTCAATGATCTCCGTGACAATGCCGCCCTTCGCCTCCTGGCCGGTCTCCATGTCCGGATCGAACCACGAATAGGTCGCGCCGTCTCCGTCTACCGCAGCATTTCGCATGAACTCGCGGACCTTCGTCACGATTTTGTTACGTTCAAAAAGCTCTGCGAACTGCTTGTTCAGAACATCCGTCACCTGCTCCAGATCGCCCAGTTCATATCTCGACGTGGAGTTCAGCGGCGTTGCCTGCATCGAAAGGTTGTTCGAGCTGATGGTTGCAATCTGGAACAGCGTCACACGTTTCAGGAAATTGAAGACCGGCGTCGGAAGACCGTTTGACTCCACGCCCTCCCACTGCTTTCCAATGAAGAAGTTCTCATTTTCCTTGACCGTGTCGTATAAATTGATCTGCGTATTGAATGACACGCCCTTGTCATATCGCTTGTAAACCAGTTCCGGTGTCGGTTTTTTCATCTATCTCTCTCCCTCGGTGTCCCATAGGAAAGAATGTTCGCAACGCCTTCGTTGAACAGTTTCATTTCCTCCTCTGCCCGCCGTTCCTCTTCTGTTTTCTCCGGTTCCGTCGCTTCCTGCTTATGGCGTCTTTTCCAGACAACCGCCGCAATCAGCAGCAGCACCGAGCCATGCAGCAGAATGAACATGCTGAGAATGCCCAGCAGCACACACATCATAAGTTCCATAGAATCCTCACTTTACATATCCGGTGAACCGCACCCGCATATCAACGCCCAGAACCGTCACGTCGTTTGCAATCGAAACGGTACCAATCAGAAGTTTATAATAGACAAACTTCTTCACCTTGAGCTTGACCCTTCGCATATGCGGGCTCAGATTTGTGTTGAATGAAAAATGGTTGAAATCAACCGAAGAAAATTTCAGGACCGGAGCCGTTACCGTCTTCTCTGCGTATTCGCTCTTCCTGTCCGACCTTGCCGAGACCGTGCATCTCGCGCCAGCCGCCGGTTTCAAGCTTACCCATATGACAGAGCTGTGCTTTCTCTGGTAATCTGAACCGAAGTCCATATTTCCGCTTTCCCAGATACAGTTGATTTCCTGCCCGAGATCGTTGTGGACCAGCTCGTCAAACAAAACCAGCTTTCCGTCCGATGTCCCGAAGTACACATCGTTGCCGTCTCTGCATCCGCACACGACCTTGAGGTTCGTGTATTTATACCAGACGTCTTCTATATACCGGTGAACCAGTGCCGTTCCTGCCGTATCGTTCAGGAACACGTAATATTCCTGTTTGCTGTCGTCATCAAAAATAAATACCTTTTCCGGGTCTGCGCTCTGCAAGGTGCTGCGCACCTTTTCGGAGACAAGCTTTGCGTTTCTCTCGTCTCGGACCGTGGAAGACGTCATCTTCCAGTCATACAGCGCATTTGCGTACATCGAGCGAGGGAAGTTGTAGACCAGTCGGACCTGACCCGGCGCCTCGTTGCCGATCTCCCGGTTCAGTGGAATCGTATAAAATCCAGCCGTGACCACGCCGTCTGCCAGCGTCGTTGCGGAATACTCCGTGGCATAGACGCTGCCCGGCTTGAAGGTCAGCAGTCTGTCATAGTGCTTGACCATTGCCGTAATCGGCGTGTTTTCATCGCCAACCAGCATTTCATAAAGGTCCGGGAAATACTCTGCCGAAGCAACGCCCGCTTCCGTAATGCCGCAATACAGCGCCTTTGCCGTGCCGTCTCCGTAGAGAAACACTCTGGTATCGTTCGCGCCGTTGAAAAATTCCCAATACCGCATCTTTGTGACCTGCGAGCGAAGCTCGTTTGGCGCGGTATAATAAATTTCAACATTGTTGTTCCCTGTCTGCGGCGCGCTCGAGAACGTTACCGTGCCGCCGGTCGTGTCCTTCGTGACCTGCGCGCTCTGCATAAGTGCGCCGTCCACATAGATCTGGTCGATGCTCAGAAGCTCGCCTTCCGGCAGGACATACTTTGTAGACTCTCCATCCGCTGAAAACCGGACGCGCTTCTTTCCGGTCAGCCGGTTCACATTCTCCAGCGTCGTTCCGCCGCCCTTCGGAGATGCCGCCGTCACTACCAGCGGAATATACCCTTCTACGGTCTGCACGCTTCCCGTGCCGTCCCACGACAGATACTCATGCCCGTTGAGCATATAGACCTTGTTGTTGAATCCAAAAAACGTTGTTGGCGCGTCAGTAATGTTCCCAAGCTTTGTCTTGCCTTCGGAAATCTTCCACACGCCGCCATCCGCCGCGCAAAGTGTAATTTCTTCCCCTGCAACAAAGCCGTGCCACAGCCCACGCACAGCCCCCTGGAAGGTCTCGATTGCCTGCATGCCGGGGCGCACTTTCAAATGGTGTTGCGGCGTAATCTGCCAGTTTTCCATTCTGGACGCCTCGCCGACCTTCAGCTGCGTGTCGCCGTCCTTTGATTCATTGAGTCCAAGAAACTTCTGAATCTGTAAAACCTTCGCGACATCCGAAGTTACGATTTTCGCCATACTTCCTCCAATTTGGGAAAAGGGCAGCTTGCGCTGCCCTTATACTCAGTTCGTGCTCTCTGCCACGCCGGACCAGTACATGCCGGTCTTCGTCGCTGCCGCACGGATGGTCTCGCCAGAAGCAAGCGTCGGCTTGCTGGATGCCGAGTACGTCTTCGCGGTATCGCTGAAACGCGGGTCGCTGCCGTCCGTGGTGTAGAGAATCACAGCGTCGGCTGTCTCCGAAGTGATCGTCGCGGTGTTCGACGCAATGACGATTGCCGGGTCTGCCGCTACAGTACCCGTCTTGCAGGCGACGTAGATGCCGTCTGCCTTCGTGGGCTTCACGAAAGCGTCAAATATGACGCGCATTTCGACCAGATCGCCGGAGATGCCAGGCGGGTCGGTGTGAATCTTGTAATCTTGCAGCTTCATCGGGGAAATCGCCGCGTTCTTGAAGACGATCATGAAGTACACATCCGCCGGAAGATAGCTGGACGGGACCTTCTTGACGGGCATGCCGTCAAACTCGCCCACAACGCCATTGACAAGAGCCTTCGTGCCGATGCCCTCAAGCTTGACATATTCGTCGCAGAGCTTGAGATGCTTGTACATATCGTTTCGGATGTACAGCGTTCTTCCTTCCTGCGGGACAAACTTGTCGTCCAGTGCGCAGGTGGCGTCCATGATCATACCTGCAATCGTGGACTTCGCCGGCGCAGCGCTCAGTGCCGTGTGAAGACCTGCCTTCGTTGCCCAGACCTTGAAGCGGTGCTTGTCGATGAACGGGGTCATGACGAGGTGCAGCTGGCGATTGAGTGTCGTTGCAGCAGTCTTGATGTTGAACTGTTCTTTTGCGTTGCCCTTGTCAATGGTCCATGTGGACGCCTTGTCCTGCTTCATCTGGAACTCGTAGAGATTGTCTGTAAGCTCCTGCGGCGTGCCGTAGCGGTTCGAGCCGGAGCGGGTATAATCGTTCAGCGGCGCGACGTCAGGGTCATAGACCTTGACGGTTCTGACACCGACAAATTCCATATCGAGGTCCTTCGAGAAGGAACTCTGCGTCAGAGAATCCTGATAAAATTTTTCCTGTACCTTGTCGGAATACTTTTCCGCAAGATTGATGGTTTTCGACATTTTTTACCTCCTGTCAATCGTCGCTAAACAGGTATTCAAGGAACGGGTCCTTCGCCGTCTCCTTTCCTTCTGTTTTCGCGGAACCGATACTTTTCTGCTTGTTTTTCTCGTTTTGCTTCATGGCGTTGATGCTCTCCTGAAGCTTTCTGTTGTTCTCTGCGAGCTTCCGGTTTTCATACCGACCGTAGGCGGAGACCAGGGTCTCCCCGTTTCTGACGTCGTCCCAGACTTCCTTTGGAATCTGACCGGGGTCGACGTCCTTGTAGAGCTTCAAGAACCGCTCGATGTCCTGCTGCCGTGCCTGTTCCTGCTCCTGCTGAGACTGTTGATTCCGGTTCCGCTCTTCCTCGAGCCGCTCCGTTCTGGAAAGCCGCTGTTCTGCGTCTTCCCGAAGAACGCGCTCGTGGGCTGCGTCCCGGCTCAATCCCTGCGAAACGTAGGCGTTCTCCCGCACAGACTGCAAAAATGTGTTTCTGTCCGTTCCGGATTTCTGCGCTGCTGCTTCCAGCAGACTGATGATCGCCTCGTTGTCCTGCTTGAACTTCAAAAGCTCGGCATTTTCCTGTTGCAGGTGGTCTCTCTGCTCCAAAATGCGGTCATGGTTCAAGCCCTTTTGTGCAAGCTCCGTGACCTGCTGGCGGTTTACCTGCCGGATTTCCTTGTTGAACTTGAGGTCGAACAGTTCTTCCTGCGCAGCCTCTTCCGGCTTTTCATCAGGTTTCTCCTGTTCTTCCGGTTCTGTGTCCTCCGGCTCCTGCGTGGTTTCAGATTCTTCGGCTACTTCTTCGCTCGTTTCCTCTTCGGTCTGGTTGCCGTCGTCTTCGGAAACAATATCGCTCAGATCAACTCCGAATTCTTCATCCATAAACTCGTTCATTTTCTTCCTCCTGTTTTCGCCTCTGGTAGGGCGTATTCACGGGTCTGGTAGCCCGTTGTCTAAAAACCGTAATACGGGGTAATTTCCTCCCATACGGAGGGTTTCTTCGCCGCGAGCGTCGCAACCAATTCGGAATAACGCTCGTTGAAAAAACTCGCCATCGAGTCGTTTTCCCCCAGAAGAAGGTGCGCCGCCAGCCCGTATGGCATGATTCCCTGCGCAATCACATCGTCCAGCCCGATCTCGTCGGAGAAGTCTTTCAGCTCCGGGCAGATCGCCCTCTTTCCGTCCTCTCCAGTCTGGAATGTATCGGAATATGGAAATAACTCATGCCGCAGAACGTTCAGAATGCTGAGCGTCCTAAGCCGGTATTCCTGCGTGTCTTGCGTCGACGTTGCGCCGCTCGACTCGTTCTGCTCGTCCATCAAATGAATGGCTCTGGAAAATACCCAGTCTGGCGTTGTCATAACATCCTCCTAAAAGTTCAGATAGCTGCTGTCAGCCTCTCCGCCGGTCATGTAATCGCTGTAGCTTTCTTCATGCTCCTCTTCGTCTACGGCGGGAGCCTGCTCCGGCTTTAAGGTCCGAAGTTGCGCGTAATATCGCAGCGCATCTGGCGCGTGGGTAATATCGTGCGGTTCTTTGGCGCAGTCCGACGGGTTCTTGTCGTCGTGCTGGATCGCCATCAGATCGTCGATGATCCCCTTGCAGGTGTTGAAAACCAGAAGCCCCGGCTTTCCGTCTGCCATGGGCTTTAACAGTTCCTTGACTGCCATCCAGCCCGCCACACGGGAATTATTCGCTTTGACAACCGGAAGTCCGCTTTCCGCGAACAGCTGCGCCATTGTCTTGCCGGTGTCCTTTAAGGTCGACCACATATCCGGCGGTGCAATCGTATACTCCACTCTCTCTCCCGGCGGCGTCGACACAATCGCTGCATTCGCCGCCTGCGAAACAATCAGCCTCGATTCGTTATACTCCCGGTACAGATACGCCCTGCCGTTATAATCAACTGCAATCCACAAACACGCAAACATATCCAGACCGTAGTCAAACGCCCGATACTTCGTCCAGCCGGACGGAATTGCAAACGGCTGAATGACATGCGTCTTGATCGTGAACTCCGGGAAGAATCCGCCGGACAGCGCATCCCAGTCGCCAAACCGATGTGCCCTTCTGACATCCTCCGGCAGCAGATTCAATGCGTTTACATAATCCGGAGATCCTTTCAGCAGATCGACGTTATCCTCGACCGTCGCTTTCAGAAACAGATAATCGTCCGGATTCTCTTCCGGCAGAAAATCTCTTGTGACAAAGATTCTCTTCACCCACTGGTGCCCGACGCCGCCGGGGTTACATGTCAGATACACTCGTTTCGGGAAAGGCGTTGCACCACGGCAGCATGCCGCGATACCGCGAAATTCCTGTTCGGTGAACTGCGTCGCCTCTTCGATGAAAATCCAGTCGTATTCCTGACCCTGATACTTGCCCGTAACCGCCGAGCCGTACCCGTCCATGTTGCCGAATTTGATGCTGGACCCATTCACAAACGTCAGAAGATGCTTTTGCACGTTGTATGTAGCAAGACTGTCCGGAATCAATTTCAGAATCGGGTCTATGACGGAGTTTTCCAGATCTTCATATCTCCGTCTGATAACCAGAATCCGAAGACCCGGATACTCAATGCACCCACCCACAGGCTTTCTCTGCGTGCACCACGACTTTCCGCCGCCTCTCGCGCCGCCGTAGCACGTGTATTTCACCCGGCTTTCAAAGAATCGCCTCTGCGGCTCACTGTTCGGGCAGCCAAGATTCAGCGTGATCGCTCCGCCCTTTGCCGTTTGTTTTCTTGCCATAGTACCCTCCGCCCGCGCTCACCTTGACGCCCGGATTGCTCCGGGACGCCAAAGTAAGGAGGATCGAAACATGACTGCCGCCAAGGTCAACGCGGGAGTTTTTGGAAAATTTCAGATCTGGTTTCAATCAATGGGGTACGTGTTTTTCTGCTACCCCATCTGGGAATCAATGGGAAAAGCTCTGAGAGGCGATACATGGGGGAGCTGGATATAACTATACATACTAGAGACCTCGCCCCCTGTTTTTCCGCTACCCCCTCCCATTGCCAGATCGTTCGCGGGAGGGCATACCCGGAAGCGCCTTCCCGCGCGCATGCCCTCAGAAAAAACGCGCGGGGGCTTATTGGCTCCGCAGCAGGGGCTAATAGGCCCCCGCGCACACGCACCCGCAGCGCCCCAGCTCTCCCGGCATTATGCCGAAAGACAGTTGACTGTAATATATTTATGTCTACGCATAAGCGAATAGTTGTGCGAACTGCATAAATTTCGGAGTATCCTTAACTATTTGCGAAATATGAACGCAACAAAATGGATATTTGGTGTCGTTGACTACTTGAAAGCCGTTTTGGACCCGCCGAATTCAATATTGATCGTCAGTTCTCCGGTGCCTTTCCCCTCGTCCTGCTTATCGACCATCTTGCAGCCGTCGAAGTCCTGCTTATTGGCAAAGATGCTCTTAGACGAGTTCGGGCCGGACCAGCCGGGCGCGGTGTTGTACTGCCCACGAATCCAGGTGGCAAACTTTTTTAGCTCGCGCGCCACGTCCATTTTATTCGCCGGCGGATTTTTGATCGCTTTTGACACGCTTTCGGCGTCCATGCCGATCGTTCCGCAGAAATGCCACCAATCGGCCTTCGGGTATTCCCCTGTTTCAACCTTGTGTTTGTAATCGTTGATAGCAGCCACTGTCTGCTTATAGCTCAACGGAAATACTGCTTTCCCGGCCAAATCGTCACCTCCTCAGAACTTTTCGCAGCAAAAGCCAGCCTTTAAAAAATCTTCGATGCGAGGAGATTCAAACGCGAAATTCGGAAGCGAGCTTCCGATTTCGCTTATTGAATCTCCCCAGATGTATATATATCACAGAATTTGAGACCATAAATATTCCGCGGTTTATAAAATCTCAATTTTATTGGATTTTGAGCATAAAAAAGCATTGGAAATGCAGGGAAAACAACGAATTTCAAAAAATTTATAAAATAGTGTACGCAGGGGCTTGACAAGAATTTTCAGTATTTCCCAGCCGCTGCTTTTCATGCTGTTTTCGCTGATTCTCCGGTCTGTCTGGCCCTATTTCTCAGAAAACATTTAATGCAATCAATAATTGCAGATTTAACAAATACATTGCAAATAATGCGCTCTCTGAGGCAAAGAAAAACCCCGCACAAGATGACCTTGTACGGGGTCTGTGTTCTCCAATTCTCAGTCTTCCAGCGTCTTTTGCAGGTTGTCCAAGATCTCAGCAAGCTTTGCTTCCTTCTTCTTCGGGTCTTTCTCTGCGATATAGTCTTTCAGCATCGCGAGCAGGAACCGAACCCAGCTTTGAAACTGCTTATCTGTCATTCCCATCTTCAATTTCCCTCCTTACTGCTTTTAATATGAACGTCTGGACGCTCTGCCCTGCGCGGGCGGCTGCGTCTCTGATCTTCTGCCCCTCTTCCTTCTCCGGGCGAATCATAATATTGTCCCGGCTGGCGTTCCATTTCGCCGAGGCTCTCTTGTGTGCGTCGCTGACTGCCATTGTGTCACCTCGCTTCGCTTTGATTGTACACCCTCTCTGCCTAACCGTCAACGTATAAAATTCGCCAGAAATAACCGTTAACTTTTGTGCAACCTGCCACTTGACGATGTAACCGTTAACGTGTATGATTGAGCCATCAAAACGAAACGAAAACGGCACCGCCGAGGAGGAAACGACATGACATACTTCACCAACATTCACACTCTGGACGAACTCAAGAGAGAATACAGACGCCTTGCATTTGCGAACCACCCCGACCGGGGCGGAGACGTCGAGACAATGAAGGCGATTAACGCCGAGTATGAGACGCTGCACGAAATCTTGAAGAAGCAGCACAACGCGAGCGCCGACGAATACCACCAGACCACCGAGACCCCCGCCGAGTTCATCGAGATCATCAACGTGCTTGTCCGCATGGGCGGCTTGGAGATCGAGCTTTGCGGCTCCTGGCTCTGGATTGGCGGCAATACCCGCGAGAACAAAGACGGTCTGAAAACCGCCGGTTGCCGCTGGAGCAATAATAAGAAGCTCTGGTACTGGCACCACGAAGAGCCCGGCAAGCACTGGCGGCGCGGCAACTCCACCATGTCCGACATCCGCCGGAAATACGGCTCCCAGGTATACACCGCTTCCGGCGAGTCCACCAAATACGAAAAGATCGGGGCGACGGCGTAAGCCGTCCCCCACGAATGAAAGGAGTGCACATCATGGCAAAGAACTTTAAGCTTGCAGACATCGACCGCAACGCGCGCTATTCGGTAGCAACCATCGACAACTGGGACGGACACGCGGAGACGCGCGAAATGACCGGCGCCGATCTGGTCAGCTTTACAAATGCCGCTTCGCATCTGTACGACATCCACGCCGAGAAGGTGGACGCGCAATGAGCTACCACGATCTTTTGCACCAATACGGGCACGAACAGCCGCAGGCCGAAACCCGCGTTTACATCTTCGCCCAGGCACCCCGGAAGCTTACCACGCCCGAGGAAGTCGCCTATAGGGACGGGACCGCAGCGCAGGACATTCAGCGGCTAGAGAAGCTTGTGGACGATCTCAAGGACTACCGCCGCGCCCTTGCTTCCCGGTATGCAGAGCTTGAAACCCTGCCTTATACGTACCTTTTGAAGCTCGAGCGCGTCCCGCATTGGAAAGGTCAAATTGAGTACGTTATCACGCTGACAAAGACACTTTCCGACGGCACGAAAACGCAGGACCTGCGCGAGGTATTCCCCGGCAAAGACCGCCGAAAAGCCTTTGCCAGAGCCGCAGAGTTACGCCGCCAGCGTCCCGGCATTCCCTACGAAGAAGATATCGCCCGCCGTGCGTGGGAATAAAAGAAGCTGCACCGATATGGTGCAGCTTTTGCTTTATGCTCTTCCGACAAGCTCGTCAAGTGTCACGCCGTAGGCGTCCGCAAGATCACATAGCATAATGACATCCGGCAACGGATACCCATCCAGCCCGACAAGCTGCACACGCCCTTCCAGCGCGCCCAAAAGCCGCTCGTCAATGCCTGTCTTTTGCTCGATCTGCCCGTATGTCAGGCCGGACTTTTCGCGCTGTGCGCGAAGACTTTTTTGCATGCTTTTGATTATGGTTCTTGCTCCGTCTCCGCGTTTATACATTCCGTTTTTCCTCCAAAATGTCTTTCAGACACGCACACAGAAAAGCTCCGTTCGTCATAACATGCCAAATAGACGGCAGGCCAGATTCTTCGTCAATGTGCGTCGGGTCTTCCCAGATTGCTAAGACATGCCTTAAAAGCGCTTCGTGCCATCTCTCCGGCGCGATACGCCGCCAGTCCTCGGCTTCTGCGTACTTTGCAAGGCCATATTCACGCGTCGCCATGATCGCCTCTATCGCCTCTACGGGCACGGTCGATGGGCGGGGCTTTTTGTCGTCGTACTTCGCGCCCTTAATCTTTTCCAAGTAACTTCTTCAACTCCTTCTTCATCGCATACAATTCCACTTCTGCGTTGACAGCACGCTTTCTGTAGCTGTCAAACACATCTTCATCGACCTCGACGGTCGAAAACCGCCTGTGGCAGTCCTGGCATTCATACCGCCGTCTTCTGAGCTTTTCTTCTTCCTGCTCCCATGTGTTCCGGGAGTCGATCACGCGGCATTTGTGACCGCAGCCGCAGATCATAGCTGTATCCCCCGTATGTTCTTGTCAAAATACGTTGTTGCTACCGCCATAGCCGCCCACATGTCGGCGGCGAACCCGTAAAAGAAACCGGGGTTCTTCTTTGTTCCCTTGCCGTAGTTCGGCTGACCGGGCGCGTAGCGGTCGACGAGGGCTTGACGGATGTTCGCATCCTTTGCCGACGCTCTGCCGCATAAGTAAAGCTTCTCTTCCCGGCGGAAGATCTTCTGTATCTGGTATCCCTGCCGGTAAAGCTCGGCATATTCCCAAAATCGCCCAATCCAAAAGCAGGTGTCGAACACCTCTTGACCGACTGGCATTCCCATTCCCGCCACCATCTCAATCGCTAAATGTTCATATGGCCAGCAGAGCACTTTATATATCTCCTCGTTCGGAATCTTCCCAACGTCCAGCACCTTCCGGATTTCCTTCCCGTCGTGCTCTACGATAACATAGCCGGATTTCTCGTTGCCGGGGTCAATCGCAAGGATCACGCCCATCGAATACCTCCCCTCTCACAGCCCAGAATATCGTATTGTACGCATCATACCGTTTCTGGATATCCGTGCTTGCGATATCCGCGCAGCTCATCTGCCATGTTTTAAAAAGGTCACACGATTCCAATTCCGGGCAGCCGCAGCGATATACACAGTTCGGCACAAGCACATCGGAGATCTCCGGCTGCTTGATATGCAATGTTGCTTTGAGGTCCGAAGCGTACGCCCGTGTCTCGCGGTCTGCCTGGAAGCACAACCGTTTGCGCATGGTGTCGATCAGAGCTTGCACATTTGCCTCACCCACGAAGATCACCGGCGCGTCCTGCGGCAGCTTGTCCCTCGGCGTTCCGGTTCGGTCGGTTCTCTGCGTAGAGATAAAGCACTCCCATTTGTGCCTTGACCAGTGCGTCGCAATCCAGCTCTTAATGCCTTGCCAAACCCACGATACCGAGATGCGCCGAATCGGCGAGTGTTCAGCAATTAAAATCCGGCGTTTAAAATCCTCGCTCGGCTCATGCCCAAGAGGCCCTTTGCCGGAGGTGGCGCGGCAGGTGTCCACGACCTCCTGCCAGTCGCCCTTGATGTTTGTAATATGTGTGTTCATTCTTCCCTCTGTTCTCCGTAGCTGCAAAAATCGTATGGATATGCCGATGGCAAAATCCCATGGTGGCGCGGATGTCCACAGTTGCCCGCTTCCGTCCGATGCTTGCAGTCCTCGCAATGCACAATTTGTATGGCCTCCCCCGGAAACGACGACATTGCCCTTTCGAAGTCCTCTGCGAAAATTATTCGGCAAAGTCCGCGGCCATCGCTCAAATCATGGAGTGGGATTTTCTTCAACCATTCCCTCAGACCATCGGCGGAAATCATTTTTTCACTTTCCACGTTCTACGCCTCCATCCATCTTCGCCCCGCAGTGCGGGCAATACTTCGATCTCAGTTTTTTGTACGCAAATTCCTCACGGTGGACTCTTCTGCCGCAAGCCGAGCAATACACCCCAGCATTTGCGCAATCGTCAAGCAAATACCACTGCCCATGCACCACCTCCGCAACGTCGGCGGCGGGCATTTCCCGAATTTCGGCATATGCGCGTTCCAACCGTGTTAGTGCCGTCATGCTTCCACCGCGTTCTGCTTTCCGTAACGCAAATAGCGCATCCTCGCGCCGGATATAATCAGCCATAAGGCATACCTCCTGCAATAACTCCGGCCATCCCATCCGGCAGGGCGTGGAATGGGTCGATTGTTCGTATAATGTTCAGCCGCAAGAGCCTTTCCGCCTGCCTCTTGGTCAACCGCCGCTCTCGCTTCTTCGGCGGCAGCTCGCATTTTGCCGCCGCGATAGCGGTCTGGTTGTGTTTATGTTGACCCATACGCCCACCTCCAGAGTAAGTATGCTGCCAATACGGCATAATGGATGGCCTGATCGAGCCAGTACGATATCTTGTGGTATCTCGCTTTCAGCGCATCAACAATCGCATGCGAAAAGAGCAAAACCCCGAGGCGCCGGCCCCACCCAAAAGCTACCCAGAAAGGGATGACATAAAGAAAACAGTGTATAAACAGGTGATACCAGTTCTCGCCTTTCGTCCTTGCGATAAAATCGCCCTGCAAACAATAGTCTCCGATCAGGTGGCATGCAACAAGTTTAGCTATCATCCTTGCCATCATTTACCCTCCTGTTCCATGCCTCGACCACTTCAAACCGGAATCCGTATTCACTCCCCGTCTGCGAAATATGCGCTTTGGTTATGTGCTTAGCCATCCTTCTTGCCCTCCATTTTCTGCAAAGCCTTCTCGGCTTCTTCGCGGGTGGGGAAAGTGTTCTTTCCGAATCTATCCGGGCTAAACGTGCGCTCATTCGTATTCCCTATTTTATCGACGTGCTCACTGTGAACCCATGAGATACCTGTTTCATCCACCGCATACCCTACCACCGCAAATTCGAGAATCTGCTTGTTTACGAAATAAATCGTATCTCCCACTTTGCACGGCAGCACCACCACGCGCCCGTCCTTGTCGGCCTCGGCAAGCTCGCGGAGGCGGTCAATCGGCAAACCGTCGAATTCCGTGATCTCCGAAATTGCCTTGCCCATCATGGACAGTTTGAGTGCCTCTACGCTTTCCGGGTACAGCCCCGTGTCCTCATAGGCCGCAAGTCGATCAACAAAATCCGCCTGGTACTGCACTCCGCTGAAATTTACTCGCCAGTATCCGTCTTTGAAATAAGTCAGTCGTTCCATGTCTCATACTCCTTCCCGACGTATTCACAATATGCTTTCTCGAGGCGCGCGCCTGCGCTGTCCTTCGCGTCTGGCAGGAAAACGACCACGTCCGCCGCATCAATCATCGCAAAGCAGATGCGCATGTAGTCTTTCGGGCGCATCCCTTTTGGCAGGTCGGCTGGGTTGAGAGGGATGTGGCCCCCTCGGGCTATATCCGCCGCCGCGTCCTTAAATTTCTCCCGGTATTTCGGGTCTCCGGTGATTTTACCGGCTATGTAAATCTTCATGCTTTTCCATCCTTTCCCGGCAGCGGCACCATATGGCATTTATCTGCCGCAAATTCTGCGACATAGAGCAGCGCAGTGCAGGCAAGCAGGATGTCTGCCATGAGCTCTTGCGCATCTTGCTCTCCAAGCCCATCAAAATTTTTCTTCCGCAGGTACTCTGCGTACATAGCGCCAAGCTTTTGGATATTCTCCGCGGATTCCTGGTACCGTTCTTTCGGCACCGTATACCCAAATCCTACCTTTTTGATTTTGCTCATGCCTTTTCTCCTTCCTCCGGCGCTTCCGGTAGCGGCATCCAGTGGGTGACTACGCTGCCGATGCAGTCCCGCATTGCAATGCCAT